AGAACTTTCAGGCATTCCTTGAGTACAATATCAAAGACGTTATGCTTGTCCAACGGTTGGAAGAGAAACTGAAACTGTTGGAACTTGCGGTGGCCCTGGCGTATTCGGCAAAGGTGAACTACCGTGATGTTTTCTCGCAGGTTCGTACGTGGGACTCCATTATCTACCATCACCTGAAGCAGAAGCACATTGTGATTCCACAAAAAACTGAAGGCGACAAGGAAGAGCAGTTTGCGGGGGCGGATGTGAAGGCTCCCATTGTTGGGATGCACAAGTGGGTGGTTTCTTTCGACTTGGACTCACTGTATCCCCATCTCATCATGCAGTACAATATTTCACCCGAGACAAAGGTAAGGGGCATCAAGCGGAGGGTCACGGTGGAAGACCTGCTAGCCAAGAACACCTCTGCCCTGCGTGAAGACCATGCGAAGGGATACAGCACTGCGGCCAACGGAGTTTCATTTGTTCGGGATGTTCGTGGATTCCTCCCGGCTCTCATGGACACCATGTATCAGGAGCGAAAGCACTTCAAGCAAAAGATGCTTGAGTGTAAACGTGACCTGAAGGAACGCAAGGATTCCCTTACTAAAAGGGAGAAGCACGAACTAGAGAATCTTATTTCCAAGTACCATAACTTTCAGTTGGTCAGAAAGATCCAGTTGAACTCCGCATTCGGTGCTGTGGGAAATGAGTATTTCAGATACTATGACTTGGATCTTGCCGAGGCTATTACTGTGTCGGGTCAGTTGTCCATTCGTTGGATTCAGGAGCAACTAAATGAACTCTTGAACACCAGTTTCAAGACCGAAGGCTATGACTATGTGATTGCGGGTGATACGGATTCCATCTACCTGCGGTTACAGAATCTTGTGGATCGTATCTTTCCGGATGATCAATCTGATGAAGCCAAGATTGCCATGTATTTGGAGCGGGTTTCACGGGAACTCATTCAGCCCTTTATCGACAAGAAATACGAAGAACTACGGGTGATGATGAATGCCTACGAAAACAAGATGCACATGAAGCGGGAATCCATTGCCAACAAGGGCATATGGACTGCGAAGAAGCGGTACATGTTGAATGTGCTGCTTGGTGAAGACGGTGTTTTGCTAAAGACTCCCGAGATAAAGACTGTGGGTGTTGAGACGGTTCGCTCGTCCACTCCTAGAGTAGTCCGTGATGCCCTAATCGAAAGCATCTCGGTTATTATGAATGGAACACAAGACGACATGATTCAGGCCATCGCCAGACACCGCAAGGAGTTCCGCAAGCAAAGACCTGAAGACATAGCGTTCCCCCGTTCGTGTAATGGAATGAAGGAGTACAGCGACTCGTCCAGCATTTATAAAAAGTCCACGCCTATTGCGGTGCGAGCCTCGCTTGTGTACAATCACCACTTGCGTCGTAGTGCCGTCGAAAAGAAGTACCCTAAAATTAACGAAGGGGACAAAATCAAGTTTGTGTATTTGAAGAGTCCCAATCCGCTTGGAGAGAATGTTATTGCCTTTGTGAGTACCATTCCCAAAGAGTGGGATCTTATGCGATACATTAATTTCGATCTACAGTTTGAGAAAGCGTATCTTGATCCCCTAAAAGCAATCTTGGATTGTATCGGTTGGGAAACGGAAAAGAAACACACTCTTGACTCCCTGTTTTCTGACTGACCACCCTACATACTACTAAAGGAAAGGATTATACAATGGCTAAAGATAGTATTAAAATTGTGCGGCTGACCACGGGCGAAGAAGTTATGTGCGAAGTGAAGGAAGTGTTCGAGGGCGAAACCCGAACAGGCGTAAAGGTGAATAAGCCCTTGCTGCTTGTTCCCACAAGCATTCAAAACCTAACTATGATTCCGTGGGTTTTCTATACGGAAGAGGCACACGCAGATGGTCTTTTCCTGAAGGAAAACAATATCATCTTCATTGCCACTCCCAAGAAGGATCTGAAGGCCGAGTACGAAAAGGCTTTCTCCAAGATTGTGACCCCTGGTAAGGGCGACATTATTACGGGTGGTGGTGCGGACATGAACAAGTTGGGAAGCAAACTCCGTCTGTCCACCGACTGAACAAATGAAAACCCTATCAGAAAAGCAGATTGAGTATCTCTTGGTACTCCTTCGTGATCGTTGGAAGACGATTCTTGAGGAGCACGCTGCTGTTCTGAAAGACAAAAAGTCAGGAATGGATCTTGTGGATCGCATTCTACAGCAGATGGAAACCAATAACCAATTAATTACAGATTTGGAAAAGATGAAGAGAGGATTATAACATGGGATTCTTGGATTCAATTATCAAAAACTCAGGAAATAAGTTTGCGTCATTGGTGGACGATGGTGTGGAAGCCGATGTGAATGGATTCGTGGATACAGGTTCGTTCGCACTGAATGCCCTGCTGTCGGGAAGCCTGTATGGAGGAATCGCAAGCAACAAGATCCTTGCCCTCGCTGGTGAATCAGCAACAGGAAAGACCTATTTTGCCCTTGGCATTGTGTCCAAGTTCCTACAGGACAACAAGGAGGGAGTTGTCCTGTATTTCGATTCGGAGCAAGCAGTTACATCTGAAATGTTCCGTAGTCGTGGAGTGGACCCCAAGCGTGTAGCAGTCTTTCCTGTTGCCACCATCGAGGACTTCAGATTCCAAGCAATAAACATTGTGGACAAGATCTTGGAAGAACCCGAAGAGAAGCGAAAGCCTGTAATGATCGTACTGGATTCTCTAGGGATGCTTTCCACTTCCAAAGAAATGCGGGACACCAGCGAAGGCAAAGAAACACGGGACATGACCCGTTCACAAGTGATCCGTGCCACATTCCGTACTCTGACGCTGAAGTTGGGCAAGGCCAATATTCCCATGATTATGACCAACCACACCTACAGCGTGATTGGAGCCTATGTTCCAACGAAGGAGATGAGTGGTGGTGATGGCCTGAAGTATGCGGCATCCACCATTGTTTACCTGAGCAAAAAGAAAGACAAGAATACCGAAGGTGATGTGGTAGGCAATATCATCCATTGTAAACTGTACAAGTCACGCCTGACCAAAGAAAACCAAATGGTGGATGTACAACTAAACTACGATAGTGGCCTGAACAAGTACTACGGGCTGCTTGATATTGCCATCAAGCACGGAATATTCAAAAAGGTTTCTACCCGTGTGGAGTTGCCTGACGGCAAGACCGCATTTGAAAAGAATATCAACGAGAACCCTGAGAAGTATTTCACGCCTGATGTAATGGCTCGTTTGGAGGTTGCCGTGGGCAAGGAGTTCCGTTACGGTGGTGGCCTCGATCTCACGGAAGATCCTGTTGCCGTGGAAGAGAATTAAACATGGACGCTTACGAAAAGGAAACTCTGGACTTTGACCTTGATTACGACAAGGAGTTCGGGTACATTGTACGTCTGCGTGGGAGCATCTTTGAAGGAATCGAGTTCCGATACACCATGCTAAAAATAGAGGGAAAGGGACTGAACGACAACCTGTATTTCGATTACGAGATTACCAAGAATCCTAATTCCGTTCCCCTTACCGATGAGTTACACAATTTTATATCGTTCGTCACTGATAAGATGGTTCGTTCTGGTTTAGTAAAGGAAGCCAATGAAACGAATAGAAACAGTCATACTGGAAAACCTGCTCTACAATGAAGAGTATGTCCGCAAGGTTCTTCCGTTCCTCAAAAGTGAATACTTCGGCGACCCACATGAAAAGACAGTTTTCCTATCTATTAGTGAGTTCGTAGGAAAGTATTCTGCCCTGCCGTCCAAGGAAGCGGTAGGCATCGTCGTCAAGGAAAACAAAACCCTCACCGAAGAGCAGTTCAAAAAGTGTCGTGAGATTCTAGAAGGATTATCTGATGAAAAACAAAACAATGATTGGTTGGTTGACGAGACAGAAAAGTTCTGTAAGGACAAAAGCCTGTACAACGCTGTCCTTGAATCCATCCATATCATCGAAGGAAAATCTAAGAGCAAAACTCCCTCTGCGCTTCCTGACATCCTCTCGAAAGCACTTGCCGTATCCTTCGACACCCACATCGGACACGACTACATCGAAGACGCAGAGTCCCGATACGAGTTCTACCACAAGGCGGAGACACGGCTCCCGTTCGACATTGAATACTTCAACACCATAACCAATGGTGGCATTCCGCAGAAGACCCTGAACATCGTTCTCGCAGGCACGGGCGTGGGAAAGTCCCTGTTCATGTGCCACCATGCGGCAAACTGCCTTTCACTTGGTAAGAATGTCCTGTACATCACTTGCGAAATGGCCGAAGAACGCATTGCCGAGCGCATTGATGCGAACATGATGGATACAACTCTGGATGAACTAAAGTCCTTGCCCAAGGATGTGTACGAGCGGAAGATGGGGCGGATTCGGGAGAAGACACAGGGCAAACTCATCATCAAGGAGTATCCCACGGCTTCGGCAAATGTGAACCATTTCCGTATCCTTTTGGAAGAACTGAAACTGAAAAAGCGGTTCAAGCCTGATGTGATTTTCATAGATTATCTCAACATCTGTGCTTCGGCTCGCATCAAAATGACCGCATCGGTGGGTTCGTATTCGTATATCAAGTCCATTGCGGAAGAGTTGCGTGGGCTTGCCGTGGAGCAAGGGGTTCCCATCTTCTCTGCCACACAGACGAACCGAACAGGCTTCACCAATACGGATGTGGGCTTGGAAGACACTTCGGAATCGTTCGGCTTGCCTGCCACGGCTGACTTTATGTTTGCCATTATCGCAACCGAAGAGATGGATAAACTGAATCAGGTGCTTATCAAGCAACTGAAGAACAGGTACAACGATACTGCCAGCAACAAACGGTTTGTGGTTGGTATTAATCGAGCAAAGATGAAACTGTATGATGTGGAAGAATCCGCACAAAAGGGATTGGTGGAACCCATAACCGCCGTGGTTGGGCCAAAGCCCTTTGGTGGATTCGGAAAGAAGGATGAAGGAGAAAGACCAAGCGGAAACTCCAAATTTAAAGGATGGAAAGTATGAACAAGAACAATGAAGAAAATCGTAAGCAAGTAAAGAGTGTTATTCTCGACAGCGAACTGAAGGAGTGGGAGGAGTGGGGCAACCGGTACTTTGGTGATGGCACTGAGTACGAGGATCAGACCTATCACGAAAGCGACCGCAAGAACAAGAGAAAGTAATGTCCACTTACATAGACAAGAAGTTCATAGATCTTGTAAGCGTTCAACTCCGCAATTTCAAGTGGAAAAAGAACGGACTTGCGAACTGCTCCTGCCCAATATGCGGAGACTCTAGCAAGAACAAGCGTAAGGCTCGTGGGTTTTTCTTCCAGAAGAAGAATGACTTTTTCTACATGTGCCACAACTGCGGCTTCTCGTCTACTCTTTATAACTTTCTCAATCAGGTTTCTCCAGGGTATGCGAAGGAGTATTCCTTGGAGCGGTGGCGAAACGGAGAAACAGGACACTCCAATTATCCCAAGCCACAGATAAGTTTTCAGGCTCCTGTATTCTCTAGTGGAGGGGATCTTACTCCTCTGGCGGAGTTGCCTGATACACATCCTGCGGTGGCTTTCTGCTCACGGAGGCAAATACCCAAGCACCAATGGTCACGGCTGTACTATACTGATGACTTCGCCCGTTTTGCCAAAACTCTGGATTCCACTTTGGAACTCACCAGAAAAGAAAGCCGTTTGGTCATTCCGTTCTTTGACTTGAACGGAAATATCATAGCGGCGCAGGGCAGGCTGTTGGAAGTAAAGAGCGACCGGGACATACGGTACATGACTATCAAAGCAGACAAGTCCATCGAGCGGCTTTGGTACGGAATGGGAGAGGTAGATCCAGAAAAACGGGTTTACATTGTGGAAGGTCCGTTGGATTCCTTGTTTATTCCTAATGCTGTTGCGATGCTTGGTGCGTCAAACTTCAGCATACATCCAAAGATAGCAAAATCGGATGTGGTAGTGGCACTCGACAACGAACCACGAAACGAAGAGATAGTGCGGCTCATGGAGCGTTTCATAGACAACGGATTTGCCGTCTGTATTTGGGAAGACGGCACGGAAGGAAAAGACATCAATGATATGGTGTTGGCTGGCAAGTCTAGTGCGGAGTTGGTTTCCATCATGGACTCCTGTGCGTGCAGGGGCATGGAAGCAAAACTAAAAATGAACTACTGGAAGAAGGTCTAAATGAGCGAAGAAGATAATGACGAAAGCCTGGATTCCCGCAAGGGAAAACTCCTTATGGAAGCAGTACTGGAGTTTGGCTTTCGCTTTTCAGAATATGTTCGGGAGATGGATCCAGACATGTGGCGGCGGGCACGGGACTATGCGAAGGACTGGACTCAGGTAGAAGGCGTGGAGTTTACGGAATCTGGAGGAACAGGCGATGAAGATCACAGTTCTTGACCACGGCCATGTAGAGTATGTGACCCATATGGGTAATGATCTCACGGTGGTGAATGCCGCCCGTGTATCCTTCAACAAGGAGTCTGAACTAGACTCCGAATCCGTTCTCAAAGAAAAAGATAAAAAATTGATCGGGTATTTGGCAAAGCACGGTCACTGGACTCCCTTTGCCCATCCACAGATTACCCTGCGGATCAAGGCTCCCATTTCTATCCGTACTCAGTTTTTCAAGCACAAGGTGGGTTTCGTAGAAAACGAAATCAGCCGCCGATATGTGAAGGAAGAACCGGTGTTCTACATTCCGAATTGGAGAAGTGCTCCGACAGATGGTGCTAAACAGGGGAGTTCCGACTTCATGGACTCGGACAGCATCGACTATCGTCTTATCACGGAGGACTACAAGCAGTCCTGCAAGTTGGCTCTTGCGAGATATAAGTCTCTTATCGAGAATGGTATCGCTCCAGAGCAGGCACGGTTCGTTCTGCCGCAGGGCGTGTATACAGAATGGTGGTGGACAGGTTCCCTTGCCTCGTATGCCCGTTTCTACAAGCAACGCCGAGATCCCCATGCCCAATGGGAAATACGGGAATATGCGGGGGCTATTGGCGAAATTATCAGCGGACTTTTTCCCGTTTCTTGGGCTACACTCATATCATAATTGGGCAAGACCTGCCCATTGGCATTTCCAGTCGTATAGATACAGGTCTACAACACGATTCAGTACAG